AAGCCCATATGACATTAACCTAGAGTAGGAGATTATCATTGAATGAGACAACTAATCTGATGTCTAAAGAACACGGACCAAGAACTCAAGTAGAGACTGTTTTACCGTCCAGGAATAAAATCCTGGATGAAAATGCAGCTCTGCTTGCGTACTCTCGCCAGCTTCTTCAGCAGAAAGCTGAGGTGGCACAGTTACAAAAGGGTCCACTAAGGGAGTCCCTCCTTGCAAGGATTGAGGAATGGTTTAATAGTGATGCTGAACAGCTTATTACAAGCCTAAAGGCTAATGAACACCTTCCGACTATCAGCTGGAGATCACTCCAAGAGATGTGGGACGCATGGGGTAAACCCGTACGCCAGTGTATCGAAGAGGGTTGTTCTCCTGAGGTAGTTAATCGCCTGAGGAAAAACGATCCAGTTAGACCGGGAAAACCCGGCTTTCCAGATAGAGTTCCACCGATGATGAGCCACCCCTCTGGTTATTAGTCCTAGTCTGTCGTGGTGACAGCTATGGGCCAACTCTTTCTTCTGGCATGCCCTCGCCTGCTAGATTACTTGGATTCCTACCTAAAGAAAGGAAGGTTACCCTATGCAGACTTATCTGCGTAATCCGGACATGAAAGGGCGATTTAAAGCTTTAGGGCTTCCCTACTCCGTTTGCATTGAATTTGAAGCGGAGGTTCTAAAATGGGAGTCCAACTCAGGACCAAAATGGACCGTTGATCGATTGAAATCGCTCAAACAGGATGTCATTAGATCACAAGCCGGACTGGAGCCCCTGACCTGGGTCCGCAAGAACAGGTCTGGTGGGTGGTTTGGCGTGCTGGGGTTTCTCAGGCGATTTGCTTTGCAATCTTTGACTAATTTTGAAATAGTGCTTAATTGCATTATGGTGTATAGTTCCTATATACCTTCAGGACCAACCAAAGAGCATATCGCTGCTATGAAAGCCTCCGTGGAGTCGCCCAGGATTTCTTTACCTGGAAAGCTTTGCGATGATGTTGCTACGCACGCGCGTAAGATTTTGGGTTTTCAGCAACTTGGGCCTCCACAGCCCTTGCTGACCTTCCGTGGTAAACTGTCGACCAAGGCCCCCATCTGGGGAAGTACTTCAGTGAGTCAATTTGATCACTTGGAGCGCGAATTGTTCTGGTTGGAGGATCCATATCATCGGCTCTTCCTTAATCGACATTATCAGGTGTATAAGCCTGTATTGGAAGGATTAGACAACGTGTCCTTGTGTGAACCTTTGCGAGGTTTAAGTGGGCAGAGTTATCACCTGTCTGATTACGGTCCTTTTGAGACTGTGCACAGCAAGCTTAGGCCGCCTTTTATGACGACCGACGCTGGTTCCATTATTCCTCTAACCAAGGATGGTGGTTGGAAAGTGCGTTGGATTGCAAGTCCCTACCGGATACACCAGATGGCTCTTCAACCACTGGGATCCGCGCTGTTCTCAGCGCTCGCAGATTTACCTTGGGATTGCACGTTCAAACAAGATAAACCCTATACATTTGTACAAGAACACCTTAAAAAGGGCGGCACTTGCTTTGCAATAGATCTTTCTGCTGCCACAGACTATTTTCCATTGAGTCTGCAACTTAGTGTTTTGCGATCTATCTTCGGAGAAATCCCTGACATTGAGCTTTTTGAGGAGTTGTCAAGGTCCGATTGGACTAACAATGCATTGAATCTACAAGTGCGTTGGACAAATGGTCAGCCAATGGGTCTTTACCCAAGCTTTCCATCGTTCGCCTTGACACACGGCGTTCTACTTGATCTTCTCTCTGGAGGTGTACCAGGACGGTTTTTTGTCCTGGGGGATGATGTGATAATCTTACACCGTCCCACCTATGAGAGGTACATTGAGACGCTGAAACTTCTTGGATGTCCTTATAACCCTGATAAAACAATCATTTCGAAGGGTTTAACAGAGTTCGCGGGTAAAATAATAACCCCCGAGCGAATCGTCTCTGCCTTTAAATGGCGTGACGTGGGATCTGAAAACTTTTTAGATCTCATGAGGACATTTGGTCAACGGTTCAAGCCTCTCCTCCGTAAGAGGGAGCGTCGTGTCTATGACGCGGTTAAACGTTTCCTGCCTCCGTATGGTTGTAACCATTCGGAAGGGGCTGCGGTGCCCCTCGATAAAGTAGTTTTCGAGACAGAGGTATTTGAATCAGGATTGCCAGAAGCCCGTGGGAGAGTTTGTCATACAAGCTTCTTTCATAGGTTGGCCGAGTTTCTAAAGCCCGACCGCCCCGACAGTCTGTTCCATAAAGTCTGTTGGAAATGGTTTACGAAACAGAGCGAACGCCTCGACGAGAGGACGTTTACGGCATTTGAACACACCCCATTCAGTAACCTCCCTGGTGACAGGGGGGTGCTCGCGGATGTTTTGGAAGTTAACGATGATTTAATCGAGCTTCCTGCCGTGGGTCCCAAGATTGGGATTGGCCATACTACCACTCTGATGTTTTATGAGCGGGTATTAGGATTTTCTGAGAAAGCAAAATTGCC